CAGATGGCTGATAAGCTTGAGAACCATACAAGCGTGGATAAGTGGCATTCGTTCATTAAGTTATTCATCAAAGCAGAGAAAGTAAATGTGAGCAAGAAACCGGATCCCGCACCCAGGATGATCCAACCTCGTGACCCATTGTTTAATTTGGTCGTTGGATGTTATCTACGGCCAATAGAACACCCGATCTACAACCAAATTGATCGGATTTGGAGCGAGAAGGTCAATCGTCCTGGTCTCCGTACCGTTATGAAAGGTATGAATGCGGAAGTCATGGGTGAAGCCATACGTGCTAGTTATGACCACATACAATGTCTCAGTCATGGGCCTGCAGTTATCGTATCCATGGATGCTGCTCGCTGGGACCAACACGTCAGCGTGGAGGCTCTGAAGGAGGAACACAGAGTGTATAACACTGTGTACCATTCCGACGAACTCGCTGCGCTTTTACGACAACAGTTGGTGACTGAAGGATCTGCAATGTGTACTCAAGGGCAGGAAAAGTTCAGAGTATCGTACCGCCGGACGGGTGGTCGATGTAGTGGTGACATGAACACCGGGCTAGGCAATGTAATGCTGGCCTGTGGATTAATGTACACTGCGCTGGAGAACTACACCTGCCATCTCATCAATAATGGCGACGATTGCGTTGTCATCTTTACGAGCGAATCATTCAAGCGGTTCAAACGTAACAAAGACAAATTCATCCAGGAATGGAAGTCATTTGGTTTCACCATGGAATTTGAAGGTGAACCGACCACTGTTTTTGAAGAGATGGAATTTTGTCAGATGGGACCTGTATGTGTTGCTGGAGTATGGCGAATGGTCAGAAGGATGTCAAGTTTGGACAAAGATGCCGTAATTGTCGGGAGAGACAGTACGAGCATAGACACTTGGCTGCACAACGTGGGCACCGGTGGCAGCATCGCCTGTTCCGGAGTGCCGATACATTCCACATACTATGACACCTTGCCCCGAACCGACAAACCGGGCAGGTCGAACAGTTCAAATGTTACGCACGCAAAAATGAAATACCTCTCTGCGGGGTTGGAGTGCCAACCTAATGCGCCAGTCGAGGATAGCACAAGAGAAAGTTATGCTAGATTCTCGGGCATTAGTCCAGTTGACCAGGTGATGTGCGAAGAGTACATCAGGATGAATAGGACCCGGGGCCCAGCATTGCCGATGCCAATGCCTGAGCACCGTGGGATACGAGATGAGATTTTCTTCTCCCCCTACCACAAGTCAAGGAAGTGGATGGGTAAATGGGGTCATGACTCTTAAAACTCCCAAAACGGTATGACCGTGCTAAGGCCGATTAACGATGGGTCGGAATGCCAAGAGACTGCACGGGAGCAGTTGGTGAGTTATGATGAACAGTCCCGCCCACCATGTGCGGTATCCCATACAACATGGCAAAAACAAAACAACAAATCGCTAACGGGGTGCGTAGAGACGCAGCCCGACGGGGTGTCACCCTGTCAAAGAGTAGCGTCGAAAAACTAGCAAGCAGGAGGCTTGAACAGTCTCGGGTCGATGCCGCAATGAACCCGAGATCTAAAATGCAACACATGCAGGGCAAGGGCGGGTTCTTCGGTGATGCCTATAAGTGGATGAAGCAGAAAGTACCCAAAGGTACCTTCGCCACCATTGGAAACACACTCGGAGGGCCGGCCTTTGGTCAGTTGGGGCAAGCTATTGCAAACGTAACCGGTGTCGGTGACTACACGGTCAGACGCAACTCCATCATGGAAAACGAGCCAGAGAAATCGTACTCGTTCTCAAACTTTGGAGGAGCACGTGTCCGCGTCAAGAAACGCGAGTACATTGGATCTGTGGTTGCTGACGCAACTACACCGGAAGCGTTCGCTCAACAACAGTTTCGGCTACAAGCCACCAATGAGGCAACGTTTCCTTGGGCATCACGCATATCGCAGTTGTTCACTGAATGGCAGTTATTGGGCGCAATTGTGTCCTTTGAGTCCACCAGTAGCAATTACAGTGCGGATATGGCCTTGGGAACTGTTTGCATTGGAACCCAGTACAACTCAAACTCTTTGCCGTTCGCAGATATGCCCGCCCTTCTACAGAGCGCGTACCACACGCGCGGGAACCCAAGCGAAACACTGGTCCATGGAATTGAGTGCGATTCGGAGCTACAGGCTTCGGAACGACTCTACACCAGACGACCGGGCTGCGAGGGACCCCCTAATCTGTACGATCATGGCGTGGTTACAATTGCAACCGAGGGCTTGCCGAGTGGATCGGCAGGTGCGACCCTTGGGAGGATTTATATCACATACGACCTGGAGCTTAGTTTGCCGGAGTTGCCAATCGAACCACCTTATGGGGACAAGATAGCATCCGGGGTGAATGCAGCGGTCCCAAGCACGGACCCACCCCTCGGCCAATCACTACTTATCTCTGAGGATAACTCAGACATGTCAATCGGAACTGTTGCCGGCGACAACGTGCTCCTCTTACAACCGGCGACCGGGCCCACTGCAAGACCTGTTCTACAACCAGCTGAGACCAATCAGCTGTGTGCGTGGATCAATGACAGCAC